GAGTAAGATAGCAGACATAAACGCACCAAACCAAAAAGCCCAAGAAAAGGTTGATTATATCATTGATAAAAAAGCTAGAGAATGGGCTATGACCACCAAACTACCAGCCGATAGAGAGGGAGCGTGGAGAGTTATCTACGATACTCAAGTTCTGCGACCACACCATCATGCTGGACTTACGCTGCCTTCACGCAAGCCACACTGGTATGACCCGCTAATTTTACCGGCACTTTACTCTATATGGTTTTTGAGTTTAGCTGGCGCAATAGCCTGTTTAATAATATTTTTAGGGGCAATAAGATGACCAAGGCTCTGAATGAGGTAGATGAGTTCTCCTATGAAAACATTCACCGAGCCGTGAAACAATCTATCGCCGACCAAGCTAAATTAACCAAGAAAGTTAGGGCTATGAAATCACCAAGTATAGACAACCCAGACCCCCAATCAGAAGTTATAGAGAAGCAGATAGACGAGATTGTATTTAGATGCTTTGCTCAGGGTCAATACTGGGGTACTGGTAGTGGCGAGAGCGATAAGCTAAACCCTGACTATGAGCCTGAAAATCCCATAGACAGAACCGAAGCAGTCAAGTCGCTCCTAAAACTTATAGCTGAGGCAAGAATAGATGAGTTGAATATGATGGATTATTCCTATCACACGATATTTGAGATGCCTTTTCCGCATAATGTAAACCAGATGTTCAGGCATATTCGGAGCCGTATCCAAAAGTTATCTTCTACTAATAGCGAAGCTAATAAGGAGGCGGAATGAGCGAAAATACTTTGTTGCAAAATCCAGTAATACCGCCAGCTCCTAAAGCCTTTACCCATAAAGATATTGTCAATGCGGCTTGGGAATACTTGAGTAAGCGATGTAATGTTGTCTTGCCTGAGTTCTTTTGCTGGAATGGCGAACTAGCAGATGTTATAGGCTTTAAGGGCGACATCTCTACGCTGATTGAATGCAAAATATCACGGGCAGACTTCATTAAAGACAGAGCCAAACCATTTAGAATTAACCAAGCTAAAGGTATGGGCGACAGGCGTTATTATTGCTGTCCAAAGGGCTTGATTAAAAAAGAAGAACTGCCCGAAAAATGGGGCTTGCTTTATGTCTATCCAAGTGGCTTAGTCAGAGAAATTAAGGACGCTGGCAGACTAGAGAAAAACCTAAACGCTGAGTTCCACCTGTTGTATTACTACGCTAGACGAGCTAACTATGCTGGTGTCCACCAAAGAATAATTGAGTATCGGGGATTTGACAAATGAAAGGTTTAACCCCTAATAGCGAAGCTAAAAATAAGGAAAGGAAATAATATGGGTGATGTTGTAGATACTTTGCTGGGCATTATGAAGGCTAGGGATAAAATCCGACCTATCAGTCATTGGGATAATCATTGTGTCAACTGTGGTATTCAAAAGGGCGATTTGCATATACGGAACGATTGCCCACCACAAAATTGGGAAGCCCCCACCCCTAATAGCGAAGCTAGGGAGGAGGCGGAATGAGTAGACCGACACCTATTACAAAGAGCTGGTTTTGATGAGTAAATTGCAGGATTTTAAGAAACAAGAGTTCCGCAGACGACCAACAGTAAGGTTTTGGTACTACTGGTTTGGTTTTACCGATTGGTTGTTTAGGAGAAACAAATGACTAAAATCCTCTACCCAATCTTTTACCTACTTTTAATTCTTGGGGTAGTTTGGTTACTGCCTGAGATATTGAAGAATATAGCTTTGTGGGCGGCTGGCGGATAAGCTTGACTTTACTAGCATAAGCATGTACGATACTAGAGAGATATCCTCGGCTGACGTTACCTAACACATGCAGGTAAAACTAGCCACTCTTTAGAAATATCTTATATCACCTCACAGCTCTAAACAAATACCATGAGTGAAATAATAACCAAGCCGCGGATTAAACGCATTAAGAAGTATGCCGACTATCAGGTGGAAAGCGAAATGCACTACTCCCGAATTATCAGCAATTACGGTATGTCCAAAACGGCTCGCCCCCCGTCACCACTAGAACGCTCTGAACAGGCTATAAACTTCAGTGGCGATAGGCAATTTAGATCAGCTCTAAGCAGGACTTTATACATGAAACGCGGCGGAAGTTTTAACGTAGATAATCCGAGGAGGCAAGTATATGGCACTACACTCTAAAAACTGCGCTCTAAGAGGCTGTATGAAGCCCACAGTGGCACATTATGACCTATGTGCGGACCACATTGACCCTGAACTGCTGAAAAACTACAAAGTTTGTCCTAAATGTAACGGTAGCGGAAAGGTGGAATAAATGCAGGTACTTTGCGAGATAAAGAAAACCAGCCAACGCAAAGCTGCGTCAGGCGATAATGTTTACCAGTTAGTGCTTGAAACAGAAGACGACCAGCTAATGGACTTAGGCAAACTTCCGGCTCAATCCTTAGTAATAGTCAATATCTTACCGGAAGGAGAAGATGGCTAAGATAACCCCTAAGCAGGGCAGAATCATAAAGGCAAAAGCTGAAGGTTATACCCAGAATGATATAGCAAAGGTAGTTTATCCTAACGCAACACCAGAATCAGGGGCAGTTCTTGTCAGTCGTGAGTTAAAGAAAGTTAATGTGCAAGAGGCACTACAGGAGGCCATGGAAAAGCTTAACCTTACGCCAGAGAGAGCCCTAAAGCCGATAGACGATGCTTTAAATAATAGAAACCTAGATATGCGCCTAAAAGGTTCAGACAGGGCTTTACGATTGATGGTGCCGCGTGGTGAGAACCCAACTACTTATAATTTCGTACAGGTAATCCAGGAGCAAAAGGATAAATATGCAGACTAGCCCTTATGCTAAGAGTGCTCAGTTTATAGAAGACCAGTTACTTATCATAGACAAGGATGGACAGGAAGTACCTTTCATACTCAACCCAATCCAAAAGTCATTCGTTGAACGAGCCACCGGCAAAGACATTATCCTAAAAGCCAGACAGCAGGGATTCAGCTCATTTATACTAGCGGCATTCACTAAAGACTTCCTGCTCAAAGATAACTCCAACAGTGTGGTTGTGGCCGACAAGAGCGATAATGCCACGGCATTACTAGCCAGAGTTAAGTTCTACCTTAAACGCTATATGGAGCGCTACAACATCAAGGAGACGGAATTGCTCCACTACAACTCTAAATATCAACTAACGAATAGGATTAACAATGCGACATTCACAATCGGAACAGCCCAAGAACAAGACTTTGGGCGATCAAGAACCATCACCAACCTGCATCTTTCTGAGGCTGCGTTTTACCCTAATCTTTCTGGTCTACTCGCAGGGGCCGCACAAGCGGTTGTACCAAGTGGCAAATTGGTTATTGAAACGACAGCAAACGGATTCAATTCATTTAAATCGCTCTGGGATGATTCCAGTCTTACTACAACGGCTTACAAACCCCTCTTTTTCAAAGCATCGGACTTTTATGATGAGTCCTTCTTATTTCAAAAGCGCAAAGAATTAGGCAGATTATTTGACCAGGAATATCCCGAGGATGCTCTTCATGCGTTTATTACATCTGGTGATACCTATTTTGATAAAGACGCTATGGCCTACTACCTAGAATCAGTAAAGAATGTTAAGGAGCTTTCGCATGTCTGAGGGCATTGTACTAGCCGGAGGCACAGGTTCACGCTTAGGGCTGCCTTATAACAAACATAAAGCCTTAGTCTACGACAGGCAGATGATTGAGTATCCTATCGCCACAATGAAAGAGTTGGGCGTGGATAAACCTGTAATCGTCACCAACCTATCCAGCGTCCCGTTAAAAGGTGGTTATCCGCATGAGATACAAGAACACCCACTAGGCATGCCTGACGCTATCCTAGCCGCTGAGACTAGAGTTAAAGACAACTTCTACGCTATCGCCGGAGATGTCTATCTCGACCCCGCACCAGAGCCTTCAGATGAGCCAACACTCTACTGGCACGAATCACCTGATGCTATCAATCATTCGGTGTGGAATCCTGAAACAAACGAAGTTATAGAAAAACCAACCCGTGATATAGGTTGCCGAGCGATTATCTTTTATATGTTCGGCCAAGAAGTCTTTGAGCTAATTAGAACTCTCAAACCCTCCGAGCGTGGCGAGCTAGAGATGACTGATATTTACAAGTGGTACATCTTAAACGGCGTACAGATGAAAGAGTATAAAGGTTTCTTCGCTGACATGGGGACACGGGATGGGTTGTTAAAGGTAGCCAATCATGTTCAGGCGTTATAGAGACTACGAGTTAGGTGAGTTTTACTGTGTCTTTGCTGATACAGCAGCCGGTGGATTAGATTACTGTGCCGCCCAGTTCTTATGCAAGACCAAACTAGATGTGCCAATTGTCTATCACTCAAAAGTAACGGCCACCGAGATGACGCCACTTTTACACCTTGAATTAGAAAAGATTTATGACTTGACCCACGTCAAACCAGTAATCGCTTATGAACGTAACAATGGAGGAATGTATGAACTTGAACGCTTGGCAACGCTTAACCGCAATGGTAAGTACTCCATTTACCAGGAGAAACGAAACATCGGAACTACGGACACTACCAACCCATCACCTAAACTCGGCTGGACAACCTCAAGTGCTACGCGCCCGATTATGTTACAAATGCTCAAAGAAGCCATTGATATGCGTACCCTTACTATTTACGACAGACCAACGGTTAATGAGATGTTCTCATTTATAGTCAACCAGACTTCAAGTTCCTGGAAAGCACAAGCTGAATCTGGCGCACATGACGACTTAATCATGTCATTAGCAGGAGCTTGGCAGCTCTACCAGACAGAACTACCACCACCTAATATAACGGCTATGGACTTGCAACCTGATCCCGACATGCAATCAGTTTGGAATGAGATATGAACGAAGCCCAAGACTTACTTAAACAGATTGAATCACAACTTGCCACGGTACCTGATTTTGGACAACTTCAGATACACATTAAAAAGCATACCGGCAAGTTTCTAAACACCGATTACGTTAAGATGACCAGCTACAAGTACAGCGATATAGAACCGAACGTTACTTGCACCGCTGATATAGTCCGGCTGATAAAGAGTGTTGCCGAGGCTAAGTTAGACGGTTCGCTGAACTTCAGTGTCGATTTTAAACATGGTTCTGCTAACGTTATGAGAGTTCAGAACTTTAATAAACTTTAAGGAGGTTTTATGTTAGACGATAAACTTATGGAGATAGTAGAAAATTGGAGAGAATGGTCTCCGGAAAGTGAGGATGAAACTCTTGATAATGTCATAGCCCAAATCAAACAAGCCTTTGCTGATGAGGGGTATACAGACCTAGATAAGGTGTTGGATAGTCTTGTAGAGAAGAAGTACCAGCTTAGGCTGGAACATAATCATAGCGATATGATGTGGTACGTCTATTATGCAGGGAGAGAGGCGAGGTCGCTGTTTGATGATGGGGCCGATTGGACCACGGGTGGTGATACGCCAACAGAAGCCGCCAAGAAAGCCAGCAATCTTTAGACTTTACAACTCAACTCTGCTATAATATAAAGACAAACAGCAAGGCTAACTGCGCTGATAACTCTATTGAGGTATCAGACATTGGCCCGCAAATCTCCTAAAAAATCCAAGCAAGTACCAGCCCACAGCGACGTAGCTGACGATACTTCCGCTAATCTAGTTAATACCGCCGACCAATCCACTGATGGGTTACTGAGCCAATGGAACGAGGCTTATCAATTCCTATGGCCCATCCGTAGGCTCTGGTGGGATAGAGAACGCCTACTTATAAATCATTTAGCGGATAGTTACTCTCAGAAATCAACCCGCTCTCATGTAACTGACGGGCACTTGTCTACTCTAGCCTTTGAAAGACAAGCCCGTGTCGCTGCTCAACTGCCTACAGGTACGGTTTACTCCCTCAGTGCTGATAAGAATGCCGAAGAATCAGCCGCACTGAATAATATGGTACTGAACAAGTACATCCTGCCGAACGCTAACTCCCAGTTCGACGCTTTGACCAAGTTACGCATGAGTGGCGTCTATGCTTCTGTATATGGCGCACAGCCTATCTTTTATGACTACCGTATTGATGACGAATATATCGGGCCGGACTTCTGGTTAATACCACCTCGCAACTTCCTACCCCAACCTTATAAGAACTCTATCCGTGACTGCGATTGGGTGATGATAAGCACAGTTGTTTCGCTGTCATTCTTTGAGTCAATCCTAGAGCGCAAAACTACCTCTTGGAACAAAGTCGAAATCAAGAAACTTATCGAAGAAGCCAAAAAAGGTAAAGTCCCAGAGCGCGACCTAGACAGCACCCGCAGAAGTGAAGTAGAGAATACCCGAGTTTACGCATGGCCACAGGCTGATAGCGGTGCTTCAGCACGGGTTGAAATAGTTACCAAGTATGAAAAGGGCAAGAACGGCCGTTGGATAACCTTCGCTAAAGACTATAAAGACATCGGGGCATTACGGTCTATTGCTAATCCTCACAAGAGTGGTCGCATTCCAGTAGTCATGCGCCAATGCTTCCCGTTGGTTGATTCTATCTGGGGACTAGGTGACTTTGAACGTGGTATTACGCTGCAAAAAGCTAAAGACTCACTGATTAACTTATACCTTGACGGTGTCAAACTGTCTATTTTCCCGCCCTTAAAGATTGATACTACCGTAGTTACAGCCTCTACTATCAAGCTACAAGCCGGTGCCAGGTGGTTAATGAAAGACTTGAACGCTGTCCAACAGTTCGACACCAATCCTCAAAGCTTAAACACATTCCAAGGCACTTACCAGTTCTTAACTGGCGCATTGCTTAACCAGTTTGGGACTAACGATACCAACTCAACCAATAAAGAAGATACCGGCAATCCGTCCTTCGGTAAAACTCCCGCCGCTATAGAGCAGATGCAAGACCGCGAAGGTGCAAGAGACAACTGGGACAGATTCCAACTAGAAAAGTCTATTGAAGACCTATGGGAAGGTATGCTCAATCTTCTTACCGAAAAACAAGAGAAGCCTATCAACTTCAACATCTTTGACGCTGATGTGGAACAGATTCTTAAACAGTTTGGTGACGACAAGGGTGATGAAGTAAAACCGCCTAAGTATATGACTATGCTCGGCAGTCAAAAAGCCGCCAAGATTACCTTACCCAAGTCGCTTATAGGCGGACAACACAAATACATCATAGACGCTAGTTCAACCCTTAAGAGTGCCGATGAAGACGAGAACCAAACAATGGTTCAACTGCTCAGCTTCTACTTCTCTAACCCGCAAATTATAGACCAGTATCTACAAGCTGATGGTCTGAAGTTTAACGCCGGAGAAGCCATTAAGAAGACTGTTTACACCTCTGGTATATCTGACCCAGACACTATCATCACCGAAGTTGGCGAAGATGAGCAGCAAGGACAACAGGCACAACTACCTCAGTACGACGGCGAGGCTATGGCTCAGCAAGTTCAAGACCCCGATATGCAAAACGCTGTCAGACAGATGTTCGGCGGTCAAGGACAACCTCAGCAACCCGGTCAGCCACAACAGCCAATGGGTCAGCCTCAGCAACCACAAGCACCACAGCAAATGCCACAAGTTAATCCGATGGGAGGACAGTAATGGACGACCAAGCCGTAATGCCAGCCAGTAATGACATCTTACCAACCCTTGACCCTAGTGAAGTAGTCGAATCAGAAGCTATAGATGATGCCCACGAGAGTGAAAAAGAACTAGCCGCTATCTCCAACACTAAAGGTTGGCAACGAATCTCAACCAAGATGAAAGAAGACATCGAGAACCTAAGGACTGGCGCGGCAGTATCTATCACTCCCGATACACCGATGGAAGAGATAGGTAAGAAGTTCGTCATTGCCAGTGCAGTCGCTGCAAAACTTCAAGAATATCTAAACATGGTCGATGGAGCCACGGAGGCAACAGTTGCTTATGAAAGAGCCAAAGCCAACAAGTCCACTACTTAGTGAGGTACTAAATGAAGTAAACATAAACGATTTACCCCAGCCACAACTAACTGGACATATGTGGCGGCAGGAAGGAACTCAACTTATCTGCGAGTCCTGCTCTTTCAAACACGCAACTTTCATAGACCCTGGTTATCAGCTTTACGGTATCAACGATAAAGGCCAGCCGATGATTAGGAGAATAGTAGTAAAGAACTGAAGCGAGGGGGTCAAAATAATCCCCTCACTTGAGCGCTTTACGCTCACGGCGCTTCCAGCCGTTAATCGAAGTAAGGAGTTAATGTGGACGACACATTACCGGCGCAAAACGTACCCGCTGTAGAAGACAACAGCGTTGCCGCCCCGCCAGCAGCAGAACCAAGCACTTCTGAACCAACAGTGCCAGAAACGCCAGCACAGGAACCTTCTTCGGAAGTTACTGCTCCGGCAGCACCTGTAGCAGAGCAACAACCAGCACCAGCGGAACCAGAACGCCAGCCTCGGCCAGCTCAACGCCGGATACAAGAACTGGTGCAACAAAATAAACAGTTAAAAGAGCAGTTAGTTACTGCTCCGCTCCCCCAGCAGTTACCCCAATCTCCCAAACTGTCTGAGCTAGTCCAAGGCCGTGAGTCACTAGACCCCGGCGAACTTGACCAACTAGGCCAGAAGGTTTACGAGCAAGGGGCGCAGACCGCTAGAGGGAATAACGGTTTAGAAGTTGCCCAACTTAGGCAAGAGATGGTCATAAGGGACGCAATTAATGAGACGGATAAAACCGCCGCACAGTTGCCCAACGAGTTCAAAGAACTCAACCCCAGCGATACCGCAACCTTTGTTCCTGCCCTAGAAGCAAAGATTGTAAATAGGTATCAAAAAGAAGCTGTCCGCAACGGTACTTTCGATGTATCAGTCAAACTAGCTGACATCGCAAAGGAAGAAGTGGAATTTTACCGTGAAGCGACGGAACACGGCAAAGCACAATCGTCTGCCGCCCTAACCTCACAAGCAGACCAAGCCGCAGTCACCCCGACTAGTGCTACTCCGGCACCTGACAAATCATTCGATGAAATGTCTTTGTCGCAGCAGGAAGCCTATCTGCGAGCACAGGGTCGCGACATTTAAGGTCGAGAGCCTAGCCGAAACAAACACAAGGAGAAATAAGAAATGGCCTACACAGGCTCAACAACTTCCTCACTCAGTGGCGAGCTGATTAAGTACCTCGAGAAGCGATTCCTTTTGCGTTCGCGCAACGCTATCGTCTTCGGTGAAGGTGCCAAGAAGCAAACCTTGCCAGTAAACAGCGGTACTACGATTACCTTCAACAGGTACTCGCAAATGGCCGTTGCTACAACTGCGCTAACTGAAGGAACCAACCCAGCAAACTCTGTCCCAACAGGTACACAGGTTACGGCTACTATCGCCCAGTATGGTGGCGTATTGCCAGTTACAGACTTACTGTTTGTAACTTCAATCGACCGCTCTGCTAAAGAGAAAACCGACCTGGCCGCCCAATGGATGGCAGAAACTATTGACACCTTGAACCGAAATGAATTAGCAACTGGTTCTACCGTACAGTTCGCCAATGGTCGTGCTGCCTTAACAGCAGTCACTTCTACTGACGTTCTGACTTCTACGGAAGTACGACGCGCCCGCCGCACACTTAGGAAGAACAACGCCATCGTTTACGATGACGGAAGTTTCTTAGGTAAGGTCGGACCTGATACTAGCTTTGACTTAGTCAACGACTCTGTCTGGCTGGCTGTCAGCGAATACGGCGACAGTGCTAAAAGTCACATCTTTAACCAAGAAGTCGGCAAACTGTTCCAAGTACGCTTCATCGAAGCCTCTGCTAACCAGTACAGCGAAGCTTCAACGGTTTCTGTATATAGCAACTTCATTCACGGACAAGAAGCCTTTGGTTGCGTCGACCTCGACTCACTTCCAAACGGTTTAATCGTCAAACAGTCAAGCGATGGCGACACGAGCAACCCTCTGTCACTATTCATGACTATTGGTTGGAAAGCTGCTTACGCTGTCAAGACACTCAATGCAAATTGGCTGGTTGACATAAAATCAGCGGCCTCGGCGTAGTATATATCTTCTCATCTGTATTTGTGATATAATACAGACATGAGAGATAAATCTATTACGAGACAATGCATCAATTGTAAAAGCACTTTTACAAGACAAAGTCACGAAGCCTACAATAGATTCATCAAACGAACCTATTGTAGCCAGTCTTGCTATAGAAAAGGCATAACACCCGAAATGCGGGAACTTATGGCCACTAATGCAAGAAGGAATATTGCTAAAGAAACTCCCGAACATAGACAACTCCGAATGGTTAATGTTTTAGCCGCTAGGAAACTTAACGGAGTTTGGAAATCACATAGATTAGGCAAAAGAGGAGCAGAAGTTAATGGCGTTTGGCTAGATAACGAAGCAACCTACAATGCTAAACATCGATGGATTCAGCAACGATGGCCCAAAACAGGAAAATGCGAGGATTGCGGTAAGAGGCCTCGGCCCTTCGGTCGTAGAAAATACGGTACCGAATGGGCTAATTTAGATGGTCAATACGACCGCAACAATCGCACGACCTGGAGAGAACTTTGTGTTGCATGCCACAGATTGCTTGACAATAAGTGAAGTAAACAAAAAGTATTGAGGGGTGCTTGAGCAGGGAAATTGCTAGTAATAGCAATCGGGACTGCACCCTCACCAAATATTAAGGAGACAACATGAAAAGTCCAAGCAAACGTCTCATGGCAATCATGGACGACAAAGAAAAAAAAGACATGGCAAGAGACAAAAAGCGAGGCATTAAAGAAGGTTCCAAACAAGACCAAGCCATAGATAAGACCTATAAGGGTAAATCTATGAAACTAGGCCGAGGTGGTCGAGCCGCCAAGCTTAAAGCCAAACTCAGTAAAAAAGGTCTGCCCAAAAAAGAAGTAGGCGGAATAATTGGCAAGATTGCCCGCAGTAAAAATGCGGCACCTGGCCAAAAGAATTACCATTAAGGAGAAAAACAATGGAAGATACACAATTAGTAAACGATGTAGTTCAGAAACAAGCTACAGTCGGTGACATCATCAACGACCACATTAACGGTCTTGGTGGTTACGAAATATCCGATAAATACGGCATTGACCCCAAGAAAGTCC